CCGTGCGCACCTGCCCCGTCGGCACGCCGTTGCCGTCGAGGATCGCCTCGTCTGCGGCGTTCTCTGCGACCATGCCGTCGATGCTCGGGCTGGCGAACTGCGCCAGGTAGCGCAGGTAGTCCGGCCAGAGCTGCATCTTCGACCACCACGGGTTGTAGGCGGGCCGCAGCACCGTCTCGCCACGCGGGTCGTTGTCGCGCGGGCGGAAGCTGAACACGGCGAACTTGTTGCGGGGCAGCACCTGCGCGATCTGATCGGCGGTGAGCAGCGCGCCGCTGCTGCGCGGCGCGCCCACCTCCTGGCCGAGGAAGCCGATCAGGTTGCCGAAGGGGTCGACGACGAAGGCCAGGTTGCGGCGCGGCTTGACGTTGAGGCGCTGCAAGACGATCTCGGTCTTGCCGGTGTGGGTCGAGTCGTAGCCGTTGACCTTCTCGGCGACGCGGTTGCCCAGGCCGATGGCCAGCAGCATGTCCCAGAGCACGTCGTCTACCGAGGTCTCTAGGTCGCTCAGCTGGCGCTCGCAGAGATCGAGCATGGCCTTGGACTCGTCGTAGCCGTCGGCGTCGCAGTCATCCACGGCGGGGCGCAGCTGCAGCCCATCCTCAAGGATAGCGGTGCGCAGCACATTGACCGGGGCGCCGCAGCTCGGATCGCGCAGCATCCGCTCGTAGATGTCGTCGCCCAGCTCGGCGGTCAGCGGGTCAATGGGCAGCGGGAGCGCGGTGAGGGCGTCGCGGTAGGCGCCGTACCAGTGCAGGCCGCCGCCCACGACATACTCCTTGGAGATGTCGATCTGGCGCGGGGGCGTGGTTGTGGCGATGTCAGCGGTCATAAAACGCCAAAAAGGCCCACGCCCCGCTGTGGGGGCATGGGCCTGTCTTTGCAGATAGGCGGCTTCAGTTAGGCGAAGTGTACCACGCCCGCGCTACTCGCGCAGCCCGCGCCGCTCGGCACGCGTGGGCACCGTCTCGCCTAGCGCCCGGCGCACCCCGGCCAGGGCCGCGCGTAGCTCGCAGCGCAGCTCCGGGTACGCTTGCACCGCCGCCTCGATCTGTGTGCGCAGCTCGGCCAGGGAGGGCGTGGGCGGGCGCTGGTTCGGTGGTAGAGAACCCGGGTCCATGGTCACCTCGGCTGAAACGATGAGGCGGCGGGGCGCGAGCCACCGACGGCGGCGGGGCGGGCGGGGCGGGGGGCGCGCTCGACGAGGCCCATCCCAAAACCATCATACGGATCGTCGCCGCCATTGCCCTCGGCGTCGGCGTCGGTCTTGAGCACATCCTCGGCGCGGCTTGGGTCAACCACCAGGGTCGGGATGGTGGTGATCAGGCGCGGGCAGGTTGTGAACACCTTGAGCGTCGGCGGGAGCGATGCGGCGGGGTTGCCCAGCCGCCGCGCCAGCTCTGAGGCCCTGGTGATGCGGTCGATCTGCGCCCGGCGGAAGCGCACGCCGAGGGCCTGGTACTGCTGCGCGATCGTCTGCCCCTGCGCATCGCCTTTCTGCGCAAACACGTCATGGCCCGCGACGATATCCAGTTGCTCCAGGGCCATGTGCGGCGCGACGCGGCCAAGCAGCGCCCGCATGGCGTCGGCGTGCTGCGCCGGGAGCCAGCGGCAGGCGACGTGCTCCCCGGCGGCGTAGACCATCCCGTCGCCCTCGGCCAGCACGTAGAAGGCGCTGTTGTGGCTGTAGCCGTAGTCGAAGCCGCCCCAGATGCGCCAGTTGCCGGGGACGGCGAACGGGGCGCAGACGTGCAGGGCCTCATCCCACGCCGTGAAGAACTGGCCCTCGGCGCCCACCCAGAGCCCGTCCCTGAGCCGCAGCCGCCGCGTGCCGGTGAGCGCGTTGAGCGTGGCCATGGTGCGCTCGCCCTGCGCCGTGATCGCGCCGCGATCATCGTAGAGGCTCGGGTTATCCCTGTGGGTCGTGGGCAGCAGCCTGAGCGCGCCCGCGTCGCGGCGGCGCAGTATCCAGTGATCGGCGGCGCTGGGGTTGCAGTCGCCGAACAGCATCGGGGTCGGTGTGACCGCGCCGCGCCCGGTGTTGCGCGTCGTGAGCGTCTCCCAGTCGGCCTGGGTCAGATCCTCGGCCTGGTTCACGTAGATGAAGTCACGCTCCCCAGACAGAATCTTGCTCGCGTCATCCATCCCGCCGATCCACAGCCGCGCCCCGTTGGGGTAGTCGAACCACTCCGGGGAGTTGCCGCCGTAGGCCGTCGCGCCGCTGCCTGAGCGGGCGATCACTCGCTTGTAGGTCACGAGCACCGTCGGCGCGATGCTGACTCGCACCTTGCGCACCAGGGCCGCCTGCGCGCCCGGCGTGTCGCTCAGCAGGCTATCGAGGCGCCAGAGCGTGGCCCACGTTTTCCCGGTCTCTGACGGCCCGGCGCAGATCCACTCCCGCGCGGTGATGCGCTGGGCGTCGGCGTTCGCGCCGCGAAACGCGGGCACATCGATGCACAGCCCGGCGAGGGCGGGGTTGATCAGTGATCGCCGCGCGATCTCACTCTGGGCTCGGCGCTGCCAGGCGCTTGAGGTCATCGATTGTGATCCTTCCATCGGCCAGCGCCTCCACAATCGCGGCGGGAACCTTCGACCAGTCGAAGGCGTTGAGGAGGCCATGCACGCGGGCCAGGGTCGTGAGCGCGGTCTGCTGATCGTGTAACTCCAGCTTCATGCCGTAGCGGTTGGGCGTGAGGCTTTTAATGAGATGGAGCGGCGCGTCCCGATCTAATCGTATCCCAACGAAGGCGCCCGCCGGCTCGCTTACCGTTCCGTTTGTTTCGGTGCGATCAGTCTCGCGAAATCGCATCAGATCGCGGATGTCGGCGCGCCCGATGGCAGATAGACGCGCCAGAACCTCATCGGCGGGCATAGATTTCTCGGCTAGGCCGGCTTGTATTTCTGCATGAATACCAACATTTACCAACATCCTGGGGCCTTGCGTGTTCGGCTCGGCGTAGCCCGCCCGACGCGCCGCCTCGGTTGCGTTGAGGCAATCGAGGTAGTGCGCCACGAAGAGCCGCTGTCTGGCGGTGAGTTTGGGGGGGGTGGTGGGTGGTAGTGGTTGTGCGTCCATCGCGACTCATCGGATCCTCTGCGCGCCCTACGGGCGGGTGGTGGTGGTCTCGTGCGGGCTCATCGGGTCATTGAACACCACGATATCGCTGATATCCTGGCGCCGCTCGATGCGCCGCAGCCGCGCCGCGCCGCGCAGCAGCGCCGCCGCGTTGCGGGCGTCGAGCCGCTCGACGAGCAGCTCCGCCCAGTCCATCAGCGCCGCCGCAAGCTCAGCGGCGCTCCCTGAGTCGGCGATGGCGTCGGCGGCGCGCACCAGCGGCAGGCCGAGCAGGGCGGCGCGGTCGGTGGTCATCGTGTCGGCGCCTCCACCGCAGCCGGCCGCGCCCGGATCGCCTCGGCGCAGCGCTCGCGGTCGATGCGATGCTCCTCCTCGATGGCGACGGCCCGCAGCCGGGCGATGATCGTCTGCCAGTCGGCGTCCTGTATCCAGCTCGGCCGCTCAAACACGATGGACTCGGCGATGCGCATGGTGGCTCCTCTCATCGGCGCTGGGCCGCCTCGATCTGCTCAAGCTGTATCGCCATCGCCGCGAGCAGCCGCTCTAGATGCGCCAGCTGCTCGCGGATCAGCGGCACGGCGCCGAGGGTCACCGTGAACGCCTCGATCTGAGCGCGGCGGAACAGCAGCAGCGCCGCCTCGTATGCCGCCTGCGTGCCGTCGGGGTCGGGGCCGAGCGACGCGCCGCGCGCCCGCTCCGCCTCGGAGATCGCGATCCACGCGGCGCGCAGCCGGGCGCTGATGTCGGCGATGGCGCCGGCCCCGTGGGCGGCGCTGGCCATCCAGATACGGTCGATGCCGTCGGCGCTCATCGCAGCGCACCTCGGCGGCGGTAGGCGACGCGCCGGCGCAGGGCGCAGACCTCGCGGCGCAGCTCGGCGACAGAGCGCCGCAGGGCGCCGAGCTCGGCGAGAGCGATGCCGATCTCGGCCCCCTGGTGCGCCGAGTCGGCTGCCAGCCTAGCCTGCTCGGCCTCGATCAGGGCGATGTCGCCGCAGAGCGCCCGCAGCTGCGCCTGGACGTTCGGCGGCTCTAAGACCTCGGCGGGGGCCACGCCGTAGGGCGTATGGATCGGGTTCATCTGCTCCTCCACTTCTTCGCCGTGCGATGCGCTGGCGCCGTGTGCCGCCGATAGCCGCGCCGCAGCGTCCATCCGAGGCTCACGAAGGTGAGGCCCTGGCCACGCAGGTAGCGGCGCTTGATCATAAAGACGGCGATGGATGAGGCAACAGATGCGACGGTCATCAGCGACTCCTTACGAGGTAGATCAGCGCGGTCATCGCGGCGACGCCGATGAGGCCGAGGTAGTGCGCGGCCATCGCCAGCGCCAGCAGCGCGATCGCGGCCAGGATGGCCCAGAGCCAGCGCTGCAGCTGCTGCGCGTCAGCTCGCGTCTCGCCGGCGGCCGTCTCCATGCGGCCGATCCGCTCGGCCACCGCGTCCAGGCGCCCACGGGTTACGCTGGCGGTCGTCTCCAGGTTGCCGATCTGCTCGGCCACCGCGTCCAGGCGCCGGCGGGTCATGATCCACTGCGCCGCCGCCTCGTCTCTGTCGCGCTGCCGCTCGGCCTCGTGCTGCGCCTGCCGCGTCTCCCGGCGCTGGTCATCGTCCCAGGAGTAGCGGATCAGGGTCTCAAGTGCGGCAAGCACACGGTTGCCGTCGGCGCCGCTGATCACGTCCCTGCCGGCGGCATCGCGGATGCTCATATCGGCGATCTGGCCGTCGATCTTGACCGTCGGCCCGCCGGGGGCGTCGCTCGTCACCGAAACACCTTCGTGGCATCACTGCCTCTGGCCCAGCAGATCGCGCCGCGGTCGAAGAGCCGCGCCGCCCCCTGCGCCGTCGGGATCTCATCGGACGTGGCCGCGCCGAGGTCGCCATCCTGCGCCCAGCGGCTCGGGATGGCGAAGCCCCGCTGCTCCTCAGGCAGCGGGTACTGCGCGCCCCACGCGGCCCACGGCTCGGCCTGCGCCTGCCAGCGCTGCACAGCGACGATCACCGCGTCGGCGTAGACGGGGATGGCGGCGCGCACGGTCGTGAGGCCGCGGCCGACGTAGGCCCGCATGAGCGCCGCCCAGTCGGCCGCGCCGTCGGGCCAGGAGCTGTACCAGGCCCAGCCCTCGGCGACGTGGTGTGCGCGGCCCATGCTCTTCCTGAGGTTGCCCCAGTTGCGCGTCTTCGTGGCCACGCCAGCGCAGCCGTAGCCCGACTCGTGGCGGAACATCGCCAGCCCCACGGCGGGGTCGATGCCCTGCGCCACGATGGCGGCGTAGCAGGCGTCAGCGTAGAGCGCGGCGGGGCTGTGCGCCGCAGTGAGGACCGCGGCGAAGGCGGGGCGGGCGATACGTGGGGGCGAGAGGAGGGCCAGATCGGGGGCCATGACGCTGCTCCTGGGTGAGGGCCAGGGCGCGCGGCGCATATCACGGTACAGGCATCGCTTTCCGCGCGCCCTGTACCGTCTATCGAGTATAGCACATGGGATCTGATTACAACATTACAGCGACATAAAACGCCCCCTGCTACGGCGTGGCAGGGGGCGCCCGATCGGGCATTGCCGTTGGGCCTGTAGGCGGCCCGTTGGCTTCGGTGGGGGCGCCGCTCGTGAGCAGCTTGGTCGCAATCACGAGCGGTCTTCTGGTGAGTGCCGGGTTACGTCGTCCGGCTCGCTACGGGCCTATCGGCGATCGGCGCCGCACCCTGTCGCCCTGCGTCGTTCGGCTGCGCTGTGCTCGGCGGGTCGGTGTTCGGTCCTTGGCCGCAATGGCCGCCCTCCGGCATCCCTCGGATGCGTTCCCGCCCGTTGGGCATTGGCGCCGGCCCTGGTAGCGACGCACGCCCATGAATCGCCCAGATGCCAGCTAGGCACTAGCATAGCACGCCGCGCAAGGCCCAGCCTCGCTGTGCGCCCCGCTGAGCGGCGCCGGGGCACATCGTAGGCAGAGACGCCGGGGCGGGCCGCCGAGGGCCACGGGGGCGGCGGGGGCGGGGCTAGGCGGGCTCAATCCCAGACATCGCTGATCAGCGCCGCCGCCGCCCTGAGCGCATCGTCGCCCCGGCGGTCGTAGCGGCGCGTCGTCTCAGTGCTGGCGTGGCCGGCCAGCGTAGCCACACGGGCGATATCCACGTCGGCGGCCAGGAGGCGGCTCACGAAGGTGCGGCGCATGTCGTGCGGCGTGGCCGTCGGGATGCCGGCCTCGATACAGCGGCGCAGCAGGATGGAGCGCACCGCCGCCGGCGTGAGGCGCCGGTCGTCGAGGATGCGCCCGGCGCAGGAGATCGCCACGAAGAGCGCCCGGCCCGGCCCGCGCTCGCGCCGCCACTCCTGGGCCAGCCGTGCCGCCGTGCCACCGACCCACACCGTGCGCGACTTGCCGCCCTTTCCGCAGCGCACGCCCACGGCGATCTGGGCCGCATCGTTGAGGATATCGCCGCAGTCGAGGTCGCTCAGCTCGGCCCGCCGTAGCCCGCCGTAGAAGCCCAGGGCGAAGAGCGCAGCGTCCCGGCGCCCGCGCGGGCTGGCATCGGCGGCGCAGACGGCGAAGAGCGCGGCGTGCTCCTCAGGCGGAAGCATCCGACCGCGCGGGCGCGACGTGCCGCGCACGGGGGATATATCGCAGAGCTGCGCCTGCTGATCGGCCGAGATCAGCCCGAGCCGCCGACAGGCCAGGAGCACGCCGCGCAGGGCGGCCAGCACGCGGTTACTGGTGGCCGGCGCGTAGTGGGCCACCAGGCGCGCCCTGAGCGCCGCGACGTGGGCGTAGCTCAGCCGCTCCCAGGCGCAGGCGTGGATGTCGCCGCTGCCGAGCCACGCGGCCAGGGCCTTGAGCGCGGCGGCCTGTGTGGCCTGGCTGGATGTCGCCAGCGAGGCGAGGTAGGCGGCGGCTGGCGACGGCTGGGCGAGAGGAAACGGCGACTCGTCGGGTGCGATGAGGCGCTGGGCGATGCGGGCAGAGAGGGTCAGCGCAGGGGGCATAGGCAATCCGAGGGTGGTACTTCTCAAAATAGACATTCGAGTCGCTACTGCATCACAGAGCCATGCGTTCGGCGGTTCTCTGGGGGTCTCTGGGGCGCTCCGGGGGTCGCTGGGGCGCTACATCGCCGCGCCTCCAGCGGACGGACGGGCGTACAACGTTTCGCAGCGTGGCGCGGCGATGTGCCGAGCATAGCACGGGAGTTCGGCGCGATCAATGAGATCCCGGCGCGTCGCCAGCCACAGGGCGAACCACCGTGCGATCGAGGTACGCCTGCAGGTCTTCCTCGGCGATGCGCAGCTGCTGGCCGATGCGGTGGGCGATCAGCTCGCCATCCTCGATCAGGCGCCGCACCGTCTGCGCCGAGACCCTCAGGCGATCGGCGACTTCCTGCACTGTCAGCATAGAGCCTCCAGGGTGTCAGGCTTGGGTAGCTGTCGCCAGTATAGCGCGCGGGGCGAGATATGACTAGATAGCATCGGATATGTCAGGATAGCATCTTTGATGTACCGTGATACCTGTCAGAATAGGCGGAAAACAATCCTATCCTGACATCTTCTGGCCCGATGCCTGACATCAGATTAGGGTATACGCTATCCTGACACAAGGAAACCGCGCCAGATTGTGGCGCGGTTGTCGGGCGGGCGGCGGCGGTGGTGGTGGCTAGTCCAGGCTGGCCAGCCGCCACTCGTTCGCACGCGACGCCTCACGACGACTCTCGATTTTGCGTTTCTTACGCAGCTGGTTGAGATAAAACCATGCCCGCTCGGCATCGAAGGCTGCCCGTGTGGCAATGTCGATCGTTGTTCGCCACTCGCCATCCATCGCTGCCAGCACCGCATTTTGGTGCAGCGGCGGGCGATACCCGCCTAGTCGCTTTTTTCTCGGCGTGAGCCTTCGTGCCTTGTCTACGGTGAGCGGCGGCGCCACCCGGCCCTCGCAGATCAGCTGCGAGACGCGGGATCGCGACACGCCTATCAGCGCGCCGAACTCATCCTGTGTCAGCTCTACGGCTGGCGCATCGCCCGACAGCAGCCAGTAGTGCGCCGTCCCATCGTGGCGCAGGCGCGAGACTCGAAACCCAAGCGCCGAGAGCGCCTTGAGATCGCGGCGAAACCCCCGGCGCGCCGTCTCAGTGTCGGCGTAGTCGCCCGGCATCGCCGCCGCGATGTCGCCAAATGTGTGCGACCCGCCCTGCGTGAGGAGATCGCGCAGGGCGGCGAGCCTGCGCACGATGTCGTATGGCGCCTGCTCACGCTCCGCCATAGCCCAGATCCTCCAGTAGCTCGCGCTCCTCCGCCGTATCCTCGGCCTCGCTGCGGTCGTAGGCGCGCTGCTCTAGGACTTCCTCGGCCAGCGATGCGAGGCGGCGGGCGGCGGCGGCGATCTGCGATAGCTCTGCGTCGCTGAGGCGGGCGGCGCGCTCGGTGGACAGCCAGGCGCGCAGCTGGGCAGCGAGGGCGTCGATCTGCGCGGGCCACCCGATTTCCATGATTAGTTTTCCTCTTTGTATACGCGACGATTGATGACGTTGTTGATCGTTGCGTAGCTCACGCCATATTCAATGGCGAGTTCGCGATACGTTATGCCACCAGCTGCATATTTTGCGCGTATCTCGCGCGCAATCTCGCTGTTTAGTGCCGAATGTCCCACCATGTGCGCCGTCGGCGTATCTGTGTACGCACGATTGTACTCACGATTGTATTCGTGATGCCGCTCATTCTTTCGCTTGGATTTCTTTTTGTGCTCCGCTGCCGAAGCGGGGTCGCTCCAGTCGATCCCGCTGCGATTTGGCCGTCCTCGTGGCATCGCCGCTACCCCCTCCGCACCAGCCCGACGGCGACAAGGCGCTCGCCGGTCGAGTCGACGTGTCCGACCTCCCAGAACCGCTCCACGGCATCACAGACCGCCAAGCGCTGGCCGAGGTTCCACGCTGAAATCTTCGCCACCAGGGCCGGGCCGTCAACGTCCCACTTCTCGGCCGTGCCGTCGGGCAGCGAGTCCTCAACCTCGGCCGCCAGCATCTGGGCGGTGGTGAGGTCGATCACCGTCCCGTTGAGGACATCGACCAGCAGCCCGGCCTGGCCTGCGCTGAGATCGACGCTGGCCAGGGCCAGGGCGAGCATATCGTAGTAGCGGCCGAGATCGCGCACGGCGAGATCACTGGCGGCGACGTTGGTATCGCCCCCGCGCGCAGCGATCTGCGTGGCGAGCTGAGCGGGGCCAGGGCGAAACTGCACTTTCTCGGCGGGCATGGCGGGCTCCTCACAAAAGGCCAGGCCGGGGCACGGCGCCCCGGCCTGGCTGGCGAATCAGAACTGCTTGATCAGGTCGTACTTTCCGAGGTACTGGCGGATGACCACCGCCTCGGCGCCGTCGCTCTCCCCGCCTCGGCGCTCGACTGGCTCATTGTTTTCGTCAGTCGTGAGCCATACGACTTCGCCGCCGGCGGAGAGAGCCTCGGCCAGGGCGGCGGCGCCGGGGCAGCTGCGATCGCGCCACGCGGCGTTGTCGCTGAAATCCACGGCGTAGCCGGGGTGCTCCAGCGCCGCGCGCTCGCTCACGTATTTGCGCTGACAGTCGTAGCCTGCGCCGAAGGCGGCCTTGAGATGATCGCTGCCGTGCGCAGCGATCCATGCCGCCTTGTCGGCCTTGCGTGCGGCCTTCGCCTGCTCGGCAGCCAGCGCCTCGGCGGATTCCAGCGCCGCAATGTGCGCGCGGGCCTGGGCGCATACCGCCTCGGTGGACGGGCCGTCGGTGTGGGCGAGCTGCTCTCTGCTCAGCTGGTAGTCGCTGGCGCGCAGGCTCTGCGCGGACGTGGCGGCCAGCACGCGCTCGGCGCGCATGCGGAGCACGCCCAGCCTCTCGCCTATGTCGCGGTCGATCACCGCCGCGATCAGGCGGCGGGCCTCATCGGCCAGAGGGCGGCTCGCGAGCGCACTGAACAGCTGCGGCGTCGTATCGTGCGCCGGGTCGTAGGGCCGCTCCAGCCGCTCGCGCAGGATGTTGATCAGCACCACCAGGCGCTCATCGAGCGCGGCGTCGATCCAGAGATTCGCCGCGTCGCGGGCTACGGCGTGCTCGGCGAGCAGGGCGGCGATCTCGGCGGGCGTCGGCGGCACGAGGTAGCGCTCGCTCTCGTAGAGTTTCGAGCTCAGGCCGTTCGGGAACATGTTCGCGCTGAACGTCGGGACGCGCAGCTCGGGCCGCGCGATCAGCTCGGGGTTCGCCGCCAGTAGCAGCGCGCGGGCCTCGGCGCTCAGAGACTCGCCATCGATGGCGATGCACTGCCGGGCCGGCACCTCACGCCCGGTTACTAGGAAGGCCCGCTTGCGGGCCTCTGCGGTCAGCTCGTATACGATTTCCATCTCAGCTCCTTGCCGCCACTTGGCGGCGATACTCCACGCCCACCCCGGCACGCGCCGAGGGCCAGGGACGTAACCCTGGTGGGCGGCCACGGGCGCCGCCCCGCACGACTGGAGTTATTAGGCGGCGACGCGGCTCAGCGCGGCCTCGGCCTCGGCCACGAGCTGCTCAAACAGCGCGGGGTTCGCGGTCGCAAGGCCCTTGACGTGCTTGAGCGTGCGGGCGCCGGTGAGGTAGCTGTAGGGCCATGCCTTGCTGGGGGTGCGCAGGCTGCCAGCGTAGCCGTCGGCGTTCTCCGCGTCGCTCGGGTACCAGCGGCCCTGCTTGTCGAAGTTCCCGCGAGGGTGGACTAGGCGGTCGCGGCGGGCGGCGTACACGGCGTTGATCTGCTGCTTGGTAAACATCGTCTTGTCCTTTCCGGCACTTGCCGGGGTTCTCGTAAGCTTCGCACTTGCGTTGCTCTTCTGTATCCACATTGTATACGATGTGTATCCACCTGTCAAGGGTTCTATCGTAGAATCACGATGAAGCCCCGCGCCGCATCGCGGATCGGGGCATCGCCTTGCGCCAGCCGTGGCGCGAGTTTGTCGCGAGTTTGTCGCTAGATTGGCAGCGCCTCCTGCGGCGCCTCCCACCGCAGCGCGACGTAGTGCCAGCCGCTCGGGGCTGCGTAGTCGCGCCGCTCGGCATCGTCGGGGACATTGGCGTCCCGGCGGAACGTCGCGATCTCGGTTTCGCCGACGGGGGCGCCCCGCCGGCCGAGGATGATCTGACGGCGCTGGTCCATCACCCGCACGCGGATGTCGGCGCCGCCGCGCAGGGCCTTGTAGGCATCGCCGTAGACGCCGCCGCGCTGGCGGGCAGAGGCCTCGGCGAAGAGCGTGGCGAAGACGCTGCGGAGGGTCATAGCTGCGCCTGCACCGCCGCCGTCGCGCGCCCGCCCAGCATCCATAGCCCCTGCTTTCCCCGCGCCTCCACCGGCTCGGGGAGAGCGACGATCTCAGTGAGCCGCCAGATGCGGCGCCCCGGCGTGTAGTCGCCGAACGATAGCTCGGGCTGGGGGACGTTCTCGATCTTCCCGTCGGGCCAGCGCACGGCGGGCACCTGGCGCAGGCCGTCGTAGCCCCAGCAGGCGCGGCCCACGTCGGCCAGCGTGGCCACGGCGACGATGCGGCCGAGGGGCAGCCGGGCAACGTCCCACGTCGGGTAGGCGTTGTCCTGTGCATCCCGCCGCTCTTCGTAGAGCGCAGAGTCGAGCGCCGCCCGGAACGGCTCATCGGCGCAGATGCCCTGAAGGCCGAGCTTCCCGCCCACCGGCCCCAGGTTCTTGCCCTGGTGGACGGCGAAGCGCAGCGGCCCGCGCAGGTTTCGCGGCGCCCAGCTGCGCGTCTCCCAGTGCTTGCCGAGCGTCGGATGCGTGGCCGCTACGGCGATCAGCGTGCCCCACGGGGCGGTCAGTGTTAGGCCGTACATGGCGACTCCTCTGAGCGTGTTCGACGCGGTCGCCCTTTATTCGCCGCGCTGATTTTAGCGCGCGTCTCTGCTGATTGCGTTCGGCGCGGCCGTCCCGTCATGGCCGCACTGATTTTGGCGCGGTGCTCTGCCGAGATTGTTCGACCCTTCTGCGCCGCGCTCATTTTGGCGCGCGCCTCTGTCGAGCGAGTTTTGCCTTTATTCGCCGCGCTGATTTTAGCGCGGTGCTCTGCTGATAGCGGTCGGCCTAGCTGTTTTGGCCGACCCTTCTGCGCCGCGCTCATTTTGGCGCGCGTCTCTGCCGAGATTGTTCGACCCTTATTCGCCGCACTGATTTTGGCGCGCGTCTCTGCCGAGAATGTTCGCCCCGCCATGGTCGCACTGATTTTGGCGCGCGTCTCTGCCGAGATTGTCCGACCCTTCTGCGCCGCGCTCATTTTGGCGCGCGTCTCTGCTGATCGGATTCTGTGCTTAGCGTCGGGATTCATGCCGCCGCCTCCCCCGGCCACTCGTAGGCCAGGAACTCAGCGACTTCCTCGGCGGTCTGCGCCGGCGCGTCGATCACCCAGCCTTCAGGGATGTCGGCGGCCGGCGCCGGCGCCCCAGCCCGCCGCGCATCCACAGCGGCGCACAGGGCGTCGAGGGATTCGTCGATAGCGTCAGCAGAGATCGCCTCTTCGGTCTCGCATGCGGCGCGCTGATGCCATGCGCAGGCGCTATAGATATCCTCGGCGGCGGCGATGACCGGGGCGGCGGCGGCGATCTCGGTGCGCAGGGCGTCGATCTCGGCGCGGGCGGCGGCGAGTCTGCTGCGCAGGCGCTGCTTTGACATAGACATCAGCGATCTCCTTGTTGCTACGGCGACGCCCCCGGCCACAGCGACCGGGGGCAGGGCGGGCGGGCTACGGCGTGCGGCGCCGGTGCTGCGGGACGCCGCTGGCCATGGCCTCATCGGCGGTCTGGCGGCGCTGCGGCGCGTCGATCATCGGCGCCGGCTCGGGCTGCGGCGCGAACGACGCCGGCTCGGGATCGTCGGGCGGCGGCGGGGTGCGGTCGCTGGACTCGTCGGCGTCGGCATACTCGGCGGCCCACGCCTGCGTGGCGCCCCACGCCTGCTCTGCGGCGCTGTGGACACCGTCCGGCCGCCAGACGGTGCGCAGGTAGGCGGCGTCGATCTCGGCGGGGTGCAGGCTCTTGAAGGGCACGACCGTCGCCGTGTCGCCCTTGCCCCACTCCTGCTCTTCGGCGGGGCCGAGGGGCAGCGCGACTTCGTGGAAGGTCACCAGGGCCGGGTGCTTTGCCCGGTCAATCAGCGAGTCCGCGGACTCCAGCACCCGTGCGTGATCGATGAGGGCGCCCAGCAGGACGCCGGTCATCCGTGATCGCACCGACAGCTGAACCAGGGGCAGCTCGGCGCCGATATCGAGGTACCCGCGCACCGCCATCTTGGAGCGCTCATTGGCGCCCCAGCGCAGGCCAATGCCGGCCTCGGCGGTCAGCTGCGCGTTGCGCCCGGCCAGCGATGCCGCCACCGTCGGCGCGACAGGGCCGCTGGTGACCACGTAGAGCCGCACCGACTCGCCGATGAACCAGTGTCGCACGATCTCGGCGCCGCCGCTGCGCTGGTGCTTGATCTCGATCTGCGCCGTCTTGGCGTCGAACATCGCCCGGTCGAAGTCCTCATCCCTGCCCACTTCGACGTGAAACCCGACAAGCGGGGCGAAGCGCCCGCTGCCGAGGGTCTGGCGGGCGACGCTCTTGCCATTGGCGTATTGGAGCGTGGCGGCGTCCTGGACTGCCTGTACCTTGTTCCTGCCGATCATCTCAGTGCCTTTCGTTGCGTTGCGTTGCGGTTCGTGGCGCCGTTCGTGCGGCCGGCGCCTGCCGGCTATTCGGGTGTGGTGGTGGTGGTGGTAGCAGGGCGGCCGCCCGTGGGCGGTGCCTCGGCCTGTCGAGTGTCGGTGGGTCTCGACTGGGGCGGGTTGGTGCCCTGGCCCGCGCTCCCTGGCCCGTGGCGTGTCGTCTAGCCCTTCGGCGGCGGGTTGCGGGCCAGCCACGCCTGCCCGCGTGCGATCCGCTCCTCTACATCGCGTCGATCCTGGCCTGTGAGCGTCGCCAGCAGCCGGGCGAAGGCCCCCGGCGTCTGCTTGGCATGCTGAGCCAGCGCCGCATCGTTGCGGGCCTGGTGGTCATCGCCGCTCACTGGCCCGCCTCGTCGAGCGGCGTCGCGTTGCGGTTGCCGGCGGCGTCGTACCAGATGCGCCAGCGCATCCCGTCGATAATCACGACCTCCTCACCGTCGGGGCGGATCTCCTGCACCCGCTCGACGCGGGCCGACTCGCGGTTGACGATCGCCGTCCGCATGCCCCAGATCGCCTGTCCCATCAGCCAGTTGAGTTCCTTCACTGTGGTATCATCCTCGCTGCCGGGGCGGGCGTAGGGTGCAATCTGGCACCCGCCCCGGCGTGTGGGGGCGCTCCGCATTGGAGCGCCCTCGCTGTTAGCTCAGCTCCAGTGCCTTGCGCTCCAACATCGCGCCCATCGCCGCCAGCGGCTCTGCGAGGCCGTAGAACGCATCGAACAGCGCATCGGCGGCATCGTCACCGCAGGGCCAGCGGGCGCCGAGGATCGGCGCGACGGCGGCGCTGAACAGCTCGGACAGGCCCAGCATCTCATCGCGCAGGGCGCGGCGGGCGTCGGTGTTGGCGTGCATCTCCATCGGGGTGATCGTTAGCTGCATGGTCGTCTTCGCTCCTCTGTGCTACTTCGTCGCCCTACGCCGCGTGGCCCCAGCCGCCGTAGCCGGGCGTGCCGTCGGGCCGGCTCGGGCCGTAGACCGCCTCGTGCGCCGCCGTGTACGCCTCGGCCTGCGCCGTCGCGTGCTTGCAGTGGCCGTGGTAGCGGTAGCCAGGGCACGTGCAGCGGCTGCCATCCTCGGCCACCTGGTAGACCACGCCGGGCCGCGTCTGCGACTCGACGCTAATCACGGCGCGGGCGTCGGCCTCAGGCTCCCGGCCCTCATCCTCGTGCCCGCCGTCGTCGTCGAAGGCTCCCTGCTCGGCCAGCGCCAGCAGCGACTCGGCCTCGGCGGCGCGCTCGGCCAGCTTGCGCGTCCAGCACCCCAGGATGGCGCCCCAGCGCTTCTCGATGCCCTGGGTCTCCAGGTACATCGCGTAGTCAATCGCCTCGATCACCAGCTGCCGCTCCGTCAGGCCAGCCAGGAGGCCCCACGCCCGCCACGGGCACTCGGCGAACATCGCCGCCAGCTGCGCCGGCTCGATGGCCGCCACGCCCTGCGCCGTGCGCTCGGCCTGCGCTGCGATCAGCGCCGCCTGCGCCAGACGCTGGCGATCGCCGTCGAACGATGCTTCGAGGTTGGCGATGGTGCGGGCGGTGCGGTAGCTGCGAGTGTTCATCGGTGGGGGCTCCTGTGGTGCGATGCGTGCTTTCGTTACTTCTGTTATTATACACTACGGACTGCCTAATGTCAACCGCTACTTTCGATATTGACACATCTTGATCATGATGCTATGATCGCGCTGTTCGTAGTTTTGAAGGGAGGTGAATGCTATGCAGATGATCTTCGTTTCCCCCGAGGAGGCCGCGATCATATTCGGCACAACTGCGGTGACAATCCGCACGTGGGTTCGCGAGGGGAAGCTGAAGGTAGCGCCGCGCATGGGGCGAAGGCACCGGATCTACATCGAGAGTATCGTAGAGAATTCGGGGTTGTCGCTAGAGCAGGTACAGGGGATGATCACATCTGTGCGGGCGCAATCAGGGATTGCATCGCAGGATATAAATAAATCAGGGGCTACTAGCGGCGTGAGGTTAGTTGCCTCCGCTAGTAGCCCCTGATTTGGTGTGGTGCGCTGCCAGCCTCGACAGTCGCCAGCGCCGCCACTATGACAAGCTCCGCAATCACTGCGAAGCGAAGGCCCGATGAATATCCTAGCCGATCATCGTGATCTGGCGATGATCGCAGTGTGAAGCTCCGCAGCCATTGCGAGAGCGAAGGCCCTAGGAAAAACGAACGTTAACAGTTCAACGGCCCGCGTGCTGCGCGGTGTCAGCCCGGCGCGTCTCACAGGATGAGATACGGCCCAGCTGCTGCCGCTCCCGGCGCGACGCCGACAGTGTGCGAGTGCGTGGGGGTTCGCCGGAACGCGGCCCGCTGGGCACTCGCTGGATAACAGAGACAACAAAGGCCGCTTCGACAGGCGACGCGGCCTCCAGATCCGGGTGGTGGGCGATAGTGGACTCGAACCACCGACCTCATCCGTGTGAAGGATGCGCTCTAACCAACTGACTCGTTTTTAATCGTACGCCTGGATCACGCCGCCACTGCGATCCCGGCCTTGGTCATCAGCGCCGAGATCGGGCTCGCGCCCGCGTGCAGCTCCTCTAGCTCATCCGGGTCTAGCTCCGTGTAGATCTGCGTGGTGGCTAGGCTCTCGTGCCGCATGAACTGGCGGATCGTCAGGTCTGGCACGCCGGCCTTGAGCCACTGGCGGGCGGCGAAGTGGCGGAAGGCGTGGACGGGCCGCTCAGGCAGCGTCACCCCGGCCCGCCTGGCCAGTCGCTGCACAATCCCGCGTATCCCGCGAGTCGTGCAGCGCCGGTTGTTGTAGTCCCTGAACAGCGGCGCATCGTCGGGCCTGTCGCCGGCCAGCGTCCGCAGCTCCGCCCGCGTGGCCGCCGAGACATAGGCCACATCCCAGTGGCCGCCCTTCCCCTTGATCAGCAGCCGCGGCGCCCGCACCTGGCCGCAGCTGAGGCCGGCCGCCTCGGCTGCCCGGAGCGCCGAGTCCACCAGGAGGCACACCAGGGCGATCCCCTGCTGGGCCTCGCGCTCCATTGGCCCGTCGGCAGTCCACTGCTGCCGAGTGGTGCGCCGCTCCCCGCGCTTCCACTGCGTCGGCTCGGCCGCGCGCAGCAGCGCCACAATGTCCGCCTGGCTCCACACCGTGCGGCGCGGCCGCTTCTTGGCGGGCATCTTCACCCGGCCCCGGCCCGTAAACGGGCTGGCGTCGATCCTCTCCATCTCTAGCGCCCAGTTGCACAGCATGCGCAGGTAGCGCGCCCGGTTGCACAGGGTGGCGTTGCGATCTGCGGCGCGACAGACGGCGATGTAGGCCCGGATCGTCGCCGCCTCGAATGGCTCCCCCTCCTGATCGGCGGCCCAGCGTGCGTAGGCCCCCAGGTACGCCCGATAGGTCGCACGCGAGTTCTCCTGGCACGTGTCCACGCGCGATGCCAGGAAGTCACTGATCAACTCATCCACAGAAATCCCCTTGCCGCTGCCGGCTACGCGCTGTAGCCAGCCTCGGGAATTTCATGGTAAAGGCAGATCGACGCCCCGCACAGCCGCCGCGCACAGCGCCGCCCCGATGAGTGCTCTGCCGAGAGTCATCAGGGCGGCGATGCGATCCCCGTGGATCGTGCTGTTGTTCGCTCATCGTATACCTGGGAGGCGATTCTGTGATCTCATGTCACCCGGCCATTGCTGGCGCGGCGGCCGGCATCGCTCTCGTGGCGCTCGACGAGCGCTACGGCGAGTCCGCGGATCGCGCCGACGTGGCCTCGGCCACGCTGATCGTCGTCGGCACGGCGCTCGCAGTGAGCGCCGTTGGGCAGGGCGAGTCGGCCCGGCAGGCCGTCGCCGTGTACTGGATTATCGTCGTCGTCGCCGCGCTGCCGCTGAGCGTGGACGCGTGGCGCGAGCGCCGACGGCAGAGGGATGCGCTCCGCATCATGGCGGAGCGTCTAGCTGGGAGAGACTACCGTGGGGAGAAAAAAGCGCCTCCCGCTTGCGAGCATTGAGGCGCTAGAGGAGATACTGGCGGCGCTCGACGCGGCCGATGAGGCGGCCCGCGTCCTGGCGCTACGGGCCTGGAATCGCCCTGACGACCTGATCGAGGCCGACACGATCAGGGTCAAGCTCGGCCTGATTTGGAAGATCGTCCACCGCGAGCGCCAGAGCTATGAGAGCCCGGCGAAGGGTAAGAAGAAGGGAGATCGTGATGCCGCAGACGAGTGACTTCTGGCGCCGCACGGTGTGGGCGCCCGGATGGTACGACGAAGCCCGCCGCCGGCGCAAGGCGGCCACGGCGATCCTCTCTGACGAGGCGCTGCGGGCGCTGATGGCGCCGGACACGCCGAGCCCCCAGCCGCTGGAGGCGACGGGGGGCGAAGAAGACCAGGACCAACAAGGGATTGCCCAGCAATGATACCACAGGCAATGTGTCAGCCAATGTCACAACGGGGGATGCCATGACCGCGCAGATCTACCAGCGACCGACCCCGCTCGACTACGACGGGGTGAAACACGGACGAGTCACCCGCAAGATGACCCAGGCCCGCATCCCGGCCACGGCCCGCGTGATTATGGCCGAGGTCTTCCGCGACATCCCGGTGGGCACGTGGGGGCGAGTCCCCCACCGCACCCTGGCCCGGCGCCTCGACTTCAGCGAGTCGACGGTCAGCCGGGGCATGGATCTCCTGGTTGACTTCGGCTTCGTGGATCGTCGCCCGCGCGCAGACGGCCCGGGCTACGAGGTATGCCCGCTGCCGCCGCCCGAGCTAAGGCCAAAACTACGCCCGCCGATGCCGCAGCCCGCCGCCGCCGAATCCCCCGCCGAGATGCCGCCGGGGGCCTCTTTTTACCCCCGCACAGTCGATCATTATGAGTCGATCCCCCTAGAGGGCGTTGAGACGCCAAAAAACGACCCTCAGCTACCAGTATCCGTGGATGGGCCTATCTTCTATGATCATACATGCAGCAGCAGCATGCATGGCGCTCATGCGCCGAATACGAAACCGGATAGCCCGCCGCAGCCGAGCGAGCCGCCCACACCGCCCGCCGGAAACAACCTTCCGCCGGCGCCGCCGCCCGCGCTGGCCGGCTACTTCCTCTCGCACCAGTGGCGACAGCTCTGCAAGGTTGCGCCGGCGCGCTACGGCGTCAGCGATCTTGCCGCCGACGTGCTGAAGCTCAAGACGCGCCCCGATCTCAAGTGGCCCTGGAAGGTGCTGGCCGCCGCCCTGGAGCGTGGCGAGCCGATCTACACCCAGGCCGAGATCGACGCCCGCGACGCCGAACTGCGCGCCCTGGCTGGCGCGGCGCCGCCGGCGGCGCCGAGACCTGCCCGCGCACAGGGCCGCAGCGACCGCCGCTACCCGGCGGTGATCGACCCTGAGGCATACCGCAACGATCCTCTGTATCGCCTCGGCAGCGACACGGATGGCCTCGAAGACGGCGACGAAGAGAGCGAGGAGGAACTGCTGGCCCAGGCCGACGCCGCCCGCGCCGCGCCCGACGAGGCCCCCGAACTGCTCGACGAGCCAGGGCTACCCGACGAGTCCGACGATGTGCCTTCGCCGCCCGTAGTGCCCCCACCGGCGGCGCCCGGCGACGACCCGCTGGCGCTGGCGGTTGCCGCCGTCGAAGGCGCGCCGCCGGATCGACTGGAGCAACATATGCTGCGCGAGCGGCTCAAGGCTGGCGACAGCCCAGGACAGGCGGCGCAGGCGGTGGCTGCCCGCCGCGAGCGCGCGGACTGGCAGCGCCGGCGCAGGGAGATCCTGAGAGGAGCAACGTGATGCCCACAACCCCGGCCATATCCCCGATCCTTGAGCTAGAGCCGGCCCTGCAGGACGCCTGGCGTCGCCGTGACCGCATCGCCGCCGCGGATCTCAGGGCGCGCCTGGCGACGCTCTGGGCGCAGCGCCGCGAAGAGCTTGCGGCGCTGTCAAAGCGCACGCCGAGCCGCTGGGACGCGATGCCGTGCAGCGTGCGGAGGCAGGCATGACTAAGCCAAAGGCGCCGTGGCGCTGCCAGCGCTGCACGATCCTCGACGGCCCGATCCCCCGCGCACATCCGCAATCGAAGCTGTGCGCCGCCTGCGTGGCCGAGCTACGACGGCGCAACGAGCGCTGGTGCAGCGCCTGTCGCGCGGGCAAGCCCGCCGCCGAGTTCAGCGACTCGCGTGGGGAGCGCAGGAGCTACGTCTGCCGCGCCTGCCAGAGCGAGCGCAACCGCGCCCGGCGGGCGGCGCACCGCGAGGAGCTGATCGCCTACAGCCGGGCCTACAACGCGGCGCACCGCGAGGAGATGGTCGTGCGCAGCCGGGCCTACTACGCGGCGCACAGGGATGAGATCCTGGCCCAGAAGCGGGCCTACTACCGAGCCAACCGCGATCGCATCCGGGCCGCGAACCGGGCCTATCGCAGCCGTCGCCCGCCGGCCTCGCTGCTCAGGGAGCGCACCCGCCAGACGGAGCGCAGGCCCGCGTACAAGCAGGCCGAGCGCTACGCCCGCGCCCGCCGGCTGCTGCGCCTGCTGCGCGGCGAAGGAGCGTCCCATGCGCCGCCTGCCAACTGACCTGGTGCTGATTCTGACCGCCGCCACCGCCACGCTGATCGCCGCCGTCCTGGTGCTGGCGGCGCTGCTCACAGGGGCGCTATGAACGTCACCGAGCCGTACATCGATGCGCTCGACGACCTGCTGCTCACGACCACGGCGATCCGCCCCGGCTGCGGCCTCGGCCCGCCGCTGTCCGACCTGGCCGAGGCCGTGGCCGCCACGGTGCGCGCGACGCTCCCCGTCGCCCGGCGCGCGGCGGTGACGTGGATGTGGCGCAGGCAGCATCGGCAGGCGCTGAGACGCCTAGAGAGGAACTGACCATGACCCTACGCAAAGCCATCACCCAGCGCACGCAGCCGCCGCCCGTCCCTGACGACCTCAGCGGCTGGCGATGGATCAGGCACGAGGGCAGCGCCGAGATCGCGCTGCAATCGCCCGACGGGAAGTATGCGACCAAGTGGTACCTCAGGGACTTCGACCGCGCAGCGAGCGAGGCGCGGGCGTGGATGGCGGGGCAGGGCGCGCTGGCCGCAACCGCAGCCAAGCTGCTCGACGGCAGCCTGCCGCTGCCTGACGATCTCGCCGGCTGGGTCTGGGACGCGGGCGATCAGGGCGTGCGACTGGTCAGCGTCGCCCGCCGCGTGTCTACGCCCTGGGCCGCCCCGGCGAATGCGGCGCGCCTGATCGGCGACGCGCGCGGGATCATCGCCGCCGAGGATGCGGCGCCCACTGAGGAGGCGAAGGCGCACACGCTGCTCATCTCCGATATCCGCCGGGACGGCGGCACGCAGGCCCGAGTCGGCAACAATGAGGAGACGGTCGAGTCCTACGCCGAGGCGATGCGCGACGGGCGCTGGGCGTGGGGATCGAGCAACGCCGTGATCGTCTACGTCGATGCCGAGTGGGTGTACTGGCTGGCCGACGGCTTCCATCGGGTAGAGGCAGCCCAGCGCGCCGGCCTCGCCACGGTGCTGGCCGACGTGCGGGAGGGCACGCGCCGGGACGCGGTGCTGTATGCCGCCGGGGCCAATGCTGAGCATGGCCTGCGTAGGACGCGCGCCGATATTCGACAGGCCATTGCGGTCCTGCTGAGGGATGAAGAGTGGCGCCAGTGGAGCGACCGCGAGATTGCGAAGCACTCCCGATGCGATCACAAGACAGTCGGATCTGTACGAACGGACTTGATCGCGACTGGGGAAATTCCCCAGTCAACCACGCGGATCGGGGCCGATGGCCGAACGACCACTCCCCCGTCCTACTCCGAGGTGGCACGCCAGCGCCAGCAGCGGCAGGCGATCAGAGATGCCCGCTTCGACGCCGTTCCGCCGCCCGCATCGGCCCCCGCCGACGTGGAGATCCGCCAGGAGATCGCCGCCCTGGAGGCCCGGCAGTCCGCCGGGATGTTCAGCGCGGCCGACGCCGCAGCGCTGGCGAAGCTCGATGACGCCCTGGAGGCGCTGGCCGAGGATCTCGACGATGCCGAGTATGAGTCCCTGGCCCGGCGTATCAGCGACCTGGCCGAGGATGCGCCGACGGCCTACGTCTGCCCGGTGTGCGGAGAGGACGCGCCCGCGCCGACGGGCGACGCGGATATGTGCGACCGCTGCGCTGGCATGGCGGTACCCGCCGCCCCGGCCGCCTTCCCGCCCGGCAACGTGGAGGCCGGCATCGGCGCCATCCAGGCCCGCCTGAGCGACGGTGAGCATGAGCTACCCGGCGATCTGGACTGGGCGCGCACGCTGCGTGCGCAACTCGACGCCGCACGCGACGGCATGGAGCCCGCCGCCTACCAGCGCTGGTCAGAGCGGCTCGACGTAGCCACCGAGTCCCTGGTGCGGCTGTCGCCGCCGGACGATGCCCGCCCCGCGCCCGCCGAGGCCCCCGCCCGCACCACCGACTACCACGCCGCGCTGAAGGTCGCAGGCTACGATGTGCCGTCCCTGACGGCGCTGCGGGCGCTGATCGCCGAGGACTCATCGCTCGACGACACGATGCGCGGGCCGTTCGTGAGCGCGATCAACTGGCGGATACAGCAGATGAGGCCGAGGGTTGAGGCGGTCGAAGAGGCCGAGGTGATCGAAGAGATCACTGAAGAGGCCAAGAAAGCCGAGGATGATGCCTACGATATCGTCTGGAGCTTGACCTACGAGCGCCGCCGCAAGCTACTGCGTGCGATGGGAGGGCGCCCCGACGGCGCCGACGATCAGACGGTCACTGACGACCTGGTGGTGCGGATTGAGGAAGGTCTGCGGCGGGCCGAGGCGCTTGATACGCACTTTGGAAAGGCCGCGTGATGTGCGCCCACCCGCTGGCCCTACCCCCCCCCGCTACCCACATCGCCCGCCAGTGCCCGCGCTGCGGCGGCCCGGTGGCGCTCTGGGGCACGGTGCGCCCCCGGCTGTACTGCAAGGATCGGCGCTGCGGCTGGCGCGGGCCGCCGCCCGTCGACGCGCTGCTCAGGCGGCAGGGCATGGCGATGCTGCCAGGATTGGAGATTGAAGAGGAGGAATCGATTGAAGGGCGAGCTACGGACATTCCAGGGCATCCTAAGCCCTGAGTATCTTGGAATATTCGACGGCTTCAATACGGAGCCTGACGGGGAGGCAGTGCGCCGCTACTGGCGCGACAGCGGCCCGGCCTGGTGCCTGATCGGGCGCTGCCGCCGCTGCGGATGCACGGATCGCCGTGGCTGCCTCGGCGAATGTCACTGGACAGAGCCGACGCTGTGCAGCCGCTGTGCGCGCTTCCCTGAGCGGCGGCGCTTTCGGCCGAGCAGGGCCTCGGCGGCGATTATGCCGCTTTTCCTCTATGGCGAGTGGGCGCGACACGTAGATCGGAGTCGAGGATGAGCGATCACGGCTACGACCCCGCCGTCGCCCGCGCCGTCGCTGCGGTGCGCCGCCTCGACACGGCAGAGATCCGCCTATCGATGGAGAAGACACGGGCGGAACTGACCCAGCCCGGCGTCCGCTGCCCGAAGCGCATAGGGATATCGCTGATAAGCATCATCGGACATCTGTGCAACTCCCTCGATCAGGCCAGGGTTGAGCTACGCCAGACGGCGCACTACCAGTATCTCTACGGCGCCCTCGTCACCGACTACAACGGCCTCATCGAGACGCTGCGCAGCCTCGGCATTGAGATCTCCCAGCCCAGCGGCTCCGAGCGCTGGCACTGGAGCTACGGCCCGCAGACAGGCGCCGCGCCGACGGTGGCAGGGGCGGCTGCGCAGGCGCTCAGGGCGTGCGGCGCTATCCCCTGGCACGATGAGGCGGCCTACGCTGACGAGGCGGCGCAGCGGGCCGCGCAGAGAGCCGAGGATGCCAATGGGAGCTGAGTGGCGCTGCCAGCGCTGCCTGCGCTGCCCGCCGTACGTCGTGAGGCACGGCGTGCGGCCGACGTGCAACCGCTGCCATGCGGAGCTTGCGGCGAAGGGCCTGAAGTGGTGCGGGGCGTGCGACAAGGCCCTGCCGCTGGCATCGTTCGCCGCAGCCGGCGGAAAGGGCGACGGCAGGCGCGGCACCTGCAGGGCCTGCTACGCACCCCAGCGCCGCAAGATCGCCACCGCGTCGGTGCGGCGCTGGCGCGAGCGCAACCGCGATCACGTCCGCGCCTACAACCGAGCCTACAAGGCGGCGCGCCGAGAGACCACGCGCCGCCAGCGCCGGCTCTGCTACATCCGCTGGAAGCTGCGCATTTTGACCAGAGAGGAGCCCTGACCTTGCACCCCTATCACTACCAGATCGACTCGTCCCGCGCCGCCACCCTCGGCCCGGCGCCCGCAGACCGCCGCCGCGCCGCCCGGCGCCTGCTCGGCCTCGGCCGCGCCACGCTGGCCGCCGTGGCCGCCGCCTGGTACGGCGGCGACGACCGCGCCGCCCGCCGCGAGATCTACGCCGGCAGCGTCGGCTCGCAGATCGCCATGATGCCCGTGGCGGCGGTGCGGCCGTGAGCGCCGCAGATCCCGCTGAGACAGCCCTGGAGCTGCTGATCGCCTACATCCGGTCGAACTACGCGCCGGCCTCCCCCACGCGCCGCCTGCTGACCGCCTACGAGGCGCAGCAGGCCGAGCTATCGCAGCTGCGCGCCGAGGTCGCATCGCTGCGCCAGTGTCTCGCGCTGAGCAACGCAGAGCCGACGGCGGCGCAGGTCGAAGGCTGGCGCGCCGCCGCAGACGAGGAGAGGCATTGAGCAACGCATCGAAGACACGAGGCCGCGCCGTGCGCAACGATCGGCGCGTGATCAAGCCCCCGGCCGAGTGGGGGCCGTGGGTGTACCGCCCGACGACGGCGGGGAAGACGCTCCCGAACGGGATGCCGACCCCTCCCGAGCTGCGCGACTGGGCAAGGGGGCTGCTCTGGGCTGCGTACAACCACGTGTACACGGTGCAGGCACGGATCATCGCCGGCGCGTGGGGCGATATCGAGCACCTCGTGATACGCACAAACGACCGTAGCCCCGCCGTCGCCCGCGCCGTGCCGTGGTGGCACTACCAGCTGATCAAACAGCTCTGCGCGCACGGCGATCAGCGCTGGGCGGTCGAAGTGTTCCCGCCGAACACTGAGATCGTCGACGCCGAGGATCTGTACCACCTGTGGGTGTTTCCGCTGGGCTTCGCGCCGCCGTTCAACCTGTTTCATGGCGATGTAGACGCCGAGACATAGCAAGGCCCCGGCCATTGCTGGCCGAGGCCCAATCCCAATGTAGGCCCGGAAAAAACCTACGCATATAGCATAGCACGCGACGGCGGGCGCTGTCAGTAGCAGCGCCCGCCCAGCGGCCGGGAGCGTCTCGGCCACTGTAGCGCCCAGTATACAGGAGCGAACCATGAGGCCCACACACGACCCGAACGAGTCCGACGTGATGACCCAGGCCAAGGCCCGCCGCGCCGCCGCAGACGACCCGCGCCCGCGCCCCGGCCCCATCGCCGGGCCGAGGCCCGCGCCGATGCTGCCCCGCGTGGCGCAGTCCCCGGCGATCCTCGTGATCGTCGCCATCCTGGCCAGCATTGCCGGCTGCGCCATGCTTGGCCCGCCCGCCGCGCTCACGACCGGCGCCCCCGCCGCCACCGCCCAGCCGGCCGCCGCCACGACAGAGCCGACAGAGCCGACGGCCGGGCCTTCGCCGACGGCCGCGACGCCGCGCGCCATGCCCGCCTGGTGGAGCCCCGGCGATCTCGACGAGATGACCGTGATCATCACGGACTACCCCACGCTGCTGGCGCAGTGCGCGAGCCACCCAGACATCGTGTACATCCAGATCCCAGGCGGCGGGCGGGTCTGGGTGCGCGCCGGGGACATTGACCGCCCCAGCGTGTCCCTGCTGCCCTACGCGCCGGGCGACTGCCAGCCCCCGGCCGCCCCGCAGCCGCCCGCCGCACCCGCCGCGCCGGCGCCGCCGATCTACGTCGCCCCGGCGTCGCAGGTTGACGCGCCGCCAGAGCCGAGCAGCACGGCGGTGCCCGAGGTGACCGCCGCGCCCGCGCCGACGGCCGCGCCCGCCGGGGACTGCCCGCCGCCGTTCAGCGCCGGCGGATGCCGCAACTACGTGGCCGTGCCGCAGGGCTAGCCGACGATTGACGATGCGCCCCGGTGGGTGTCGCCGGGGCGCGATGAAGAGAAAGCAGAGCGATGACCACCTTCGCACTTCGACCGCGGACATTTCGCGACGCGATGATCCGCGAGCCTATCCAGCTCGCCATCTCGCAGCCGCACCAGGTGCTGATCAGCTCGATCAGCGTCTCGCTGATGGCGATCTTCTTCGCCTCGTCGGGCGCCGTGCCCGCCGCCGCCGCGTGGGCGGGCGCCGTGGGCGTCGAGTACGCCTACCTCAAGGGCCTCAGCGATGCGGCCTACACCCGCAGCGAGTGGGGCATGCGGCTGGTGTGGGGGGCCTTCGCAATCATCGTGATCGCCGGCATCAGCGTGCTGCTGCGCGACGCCTACCACATGCCGTGGATGGTCAGCCCTCCGGCGCCGCTGGCCGTGCTACTGGCCGTGCTGCACATCCTCCCCCTCGCATTCATCGGCCTGTGCAGCGCGAACCTGCACATGGAGGCCGAGGGCCAGCGCGTGGCGGCTGACCGGGCGGTGATCGACCGGGCCAAGGACATGGAGCAGGAGGAGCAGGAGTACCAGCGCGAGCGCGAGCGGCGGCGAAAACAGTTTACGGACGATCTGGAGGTGGAGCGCGCGCGGAAGGCGCTCGACATCGAGTCCTATGAGGCCGCGACGCTGGCGAAGCAGCGGCTGCGCGCGGCGGCGAACACCGCTGCCGCGAACACCGCGAACACTGGCCCGCATGACGCATCAGGAACGGGAACGAACAGTGTTCGCGAACAGCAGCGGGCGCACGTCGTGCGAACACTCCGCGAACACCCTGACACGAACAAGACACAGCTCGCAAAAGAGCTGCAGATCGGGCGCACATTGCTCTACGCACTTATCGCCGAGGCGAAGGATCGCGGCGAATTGTAAGGAATTCGACGATAACCGTTTGTGCTGCGCGGCGCGGACAAACCAGGCGCCGTGAGTCGTGAGGAGCTAGTAGATCGCGTGCGGGCCGCATACGCCGCAGATGCGGCCTTCAGCCGTGCGGATATGGCCCGCACAACGGGGTGGTCAGAGGCCCTGGTGCGCAAGGTGATCAAAGAGATTCAGGGGGTTCAGTGATGCAGGCCTACGACGTAGACGAGAAGGGCCGCCGCACGCAGGCGAAGGCGCAGGGTGTGGCGAAGTCGCAGGGCGCAGCGCCGGCGGAAGACGAGGCGCCGCCGAGGGTGTGGGCGAAGCCACACGAGACAGGGGTTATCGAGGTTGATCTGGTGGCGCGGAGCGCCGTGCCGCTCGTGCAGCTGATCGCGGTTGTGCTCTGGGTGCTCTCGCTCATCGGCACGTATGTGCCCTTCGCGGGCGGGTGGGATGTGGTGCTGGTGAAGCTGTGGCCGCCATTATCGGCGGCGCTGTGGCTGGCGCTGGGCACGCAGATCCCGCTGAGCCTGGGGCAGTGGGCGTTTAAATCCAGGGCGATCCTGTGGTGGCGAAACCGTGATCGCTACGGGGTGATCGCGGTGCAGACCTCGCTGGGATGGTGGGCGGCCTATGCGGTGGCGCTCGTGCTCTCGGCGGCGTTCTCCGCCGTCACCTACGGGCAGTGGATCGTGCCGCTCCTCACCGGCCTTGGGCCGGCGTGGGCGGCGTGGATCATCATCGGGATCGCTGCTATACTGGGCGATATGCTGCCAGAGTGGATCATGATCAGGGACTAGGAGGCGGGGATGGGCGCGACACCAGGAAGCACGGCGGGCGGGATATTCGTCCTGGCAATCATGATCTTGATCATCATCGGCGGGGCGCTGAAAGTCTATCTCACGTGGTTCTTCCCGCGCCACTTTTCCTTTGGCCCTGTCAACCCTTCCGGCCTCGATTATGACAAGAAGCCGACGAAGGACGCCGGTGATGATCGCGATTTCCGCGCTTCCCGCCAGGAAGCGGAAGCGGAAGCGCGCCCGGAAGCGGCGCGCGGAAGCGCGGGCGGCATCGTCAGCTTTACCGAAAAGGCCTTACAGTCGCGGGATGCGGATCGCGACGCCGCAACCTACGAGCGCGCCGCCGTCGAGGTGTTTGCGGCGCTGCTCAAGGCCGGCTACCTGGAGTCGGCCGTGAGTTCGAGGAAGATCGGCGCGGCGAAGCAGCTGATCTTCGGGGTCAGCGGCGGGCGCAAGCTCCAGGCCCTCAACGATGCGATCGACGCGGTTGATGTGCCGACGTCCCCCGAGCCCGCCCCGCCCGCCGCGCCCCCCGAGCCGCCCCGCGTGGTCAAGGTGAACGCTGGCCGCCCCGATGAGCGCGAGGTGCCCCTCCAGATGGAGCCCGCCCCCTAGCCCCGCCCTTCGCCGAACGCAGCGCCGCCCCGATCCTCACTGAGGATCGGGGCGGCGCTCTTTGATTCTCGGCGGTCAGCCCAGCCGATACACCGCCTGGCGCACGGTGATCCCCGTGCTGCCCAGATACGAGTCGATGTAGGCCAGGTAGCTGGTGATCAGGTCGATCCCCATCAGCACCGCCTCCCTGGTCATCCCCGTGTTGCCCACGAGCGCGCCGGGCTCGGCGGCCCGCGCCGCTGAGGCCACCTGCGGGTTAGCATCGAGCAGATCCTGCACCTCGGTCACCTGGCGGATCAGCGCCTGCGCCGAGGCGCGCACCGCGCCGCGCAGCGCCTCGAACTCCTGGATCGCCGTGGTTGTCTCTGCCATGCGCGCCTCGCTTTCGGTGTTAAAAAAGTGCTTCGTCACGCCGTCGAACCAGATCCAGCGGCCGTCGGCTGATTGGTAGATGCTCACGGCTGGATCGCGATCTGGACTGCGGCGCCCGTATTAAATTTGACCATGAGCCTGGTCTTCCCTGCGCCGTTGTCTTCCACGTACAGCCGCGCCGTGTTCGCTGCGCCCGCTGCCGGCGCGGACATCTCACTGATCTCGACGAAGCCGGCGCCGAGCCGAGAGTTGCCGCCGTCTGAGTAGATCTGCCAGTTCGCGCCGCCCGCCGTCTGCTGCTCCAGATAGAGCCCGGCGGCCGTCGCGATCGTGCCGCCGCCGCTGTTGACGATGGCGTTGATTAAAAATCCCGCCATCCGCGTGACGATGCCCGCCGCGAGGTTGCGCACGTCGAGCCGGCCGCCCTGGACGCGCGCCGTGGTGCCCGTATTGGTGTTGAACACGGACAGAACGATGCCGCTCTGTCCCTTGGCCTCCGACGACGATGCAGATCCCCGGTAGCGATTTATCGCGAACAGCGATCCTGTCTGCGCCGCCGTATCGCTGCTGTTTGTCGTGTCCACCTCGATGATGGCGCCGGCCTCCAGTGTCGCCGGGCTCGCCGGCGCCCGGTAGGCGTAGAGCGCGGCGTAGCTCAGCGCCGCCGCCCCGATCCCCTGGCCCACGCTGAACTGGTTCGCCACGTTGAGCAGCGGCACGTTGCTCGACAGCCGCGCGTCGTCGAGCGTGCCGATCCAGGAGCGCACGCCGGCGGTTGTGGAGCTCAGCACGTAGCCGTTGCTGGCGGGGTTGCCCAGCGCCGGCTCTACGTTGTCCAGGTCGACGACCCCCGGCGACCCGTTGGAGGCCGGCGCCACCTGCGTGCCAGGGAGCTGATCGATGATGCAGGAGGCCGGCACGCGGTAGTTGGCTAGCCGCGCCTCATCGGCGCGCTTGATCGCGGCGCTGAATCGCTTGTTGCTCATGAGGCCACCACCTCCACCCAGTCGGCCAGCGTGACGCCGGGGGGCGTGCCGGTCGTCTGCCATGCGCCGTCACCGACGCGATAGGCGATCATGGCCGCCACGGTGCTCAGCGCCGCCACGGCGGTATTCGTCGCCGAGTCCGCGGCCACGGCGGCGACGCCAGAGCCAGGAAGCGCCACCACCGACGCCGACGGCGTGCCGCTGAGGCCGGCCACCTCGGTGACGCCCGCCGCGCCGCCCACATAGGCGGCGTCGCCCACGATGCCCACGCCGCGCCCGCCGAGGGCCGAGGCCAGCAGCGCCGGGGCGCTGGCGGCGCGGTAGTCGGCGACGCAGTAGAGGTCGGCGCCGACGAAGCCGACGATCGTGCGCGTCCCCGGCGCCCGGGCGATCCACGTCCACTCGGCGGGCGCCGCGCTGCCGAGCACGAGCGACCCGTCAGCGCGCACGCAGTCCACAGCGCGGGCCGACGTGCCGCCGCTGTAGGTCGTGGTCACCAGGTCGTTATCCGTGCCGGCGCAGCTGTAGTAGTGGTTGCGGGTGGCGCTGATCAGCGTGGCCGCGCCGCTCGGGCTGTCGGCCGAGAGCCGCCAGAGGTACGAGCCCGCGTCGGGCGACGTCTGCCCGATGACCACGAAGGCCCCGCCGGTCGTCGCGCCCCAGATCGGCGCGATGTCGGGGTGCTGGCCGGCGGGGAAGCCGCCGAGGGTGACGCTGACCCACGTCGCCCCGCCGTCGGTGGACACGTAGAGCGGCGACGCGCTGCCGTCGTCGCTCTTGACCACGCCGCCCACGACGCTGTGACGCCCGATGCTGATCGTATTCCCGGCCAGCAGCAGATGCTGGGGGTTGGCCGGCGATACCAGCAGGAAGCGCCAGTACCAGGCGGCGTGGGGCGGCGTGATCTTGGACCAGGCCCCGGCGGCGTTGCGCCAGATGCCGTCGCCCGCGCCGCTCACGCCGGAGCTGAGCACGTAGAGGATGGCGTTGTGCAGCCCCGTGGTGCCCAGCCCAACGCGGTGCGCCTGCTGCCCAGCGGCGGGTCGGTAGAAGAGTCCGAGGCTATCACTCAGCGGCCAGTACTTCTTGACATCGCCCTGCGCCGCGCCGAACGTGGCCAGGTAGACGATGGGATCATCGGGGTCGCCGAGGGCGTGCATCGCCGTCTCGCCGGCCGCCAGCGACCCGCCGTTGGCCACGGCGATCCCCGTGGTCGAGTCCACCGTCCACCCCCGGCCCTGCGCGTCCCATGCCCAGACGGTCAGCTCATCGGCGGCCAGCGCCAGCGCCCGGATCTCAGTGACCGCCGGCGATACCACGGGGAATGTCGCCGTGATCGGCCCCTCGATACGCTGGAGCGGGGAGCCGATGAATGAGCCGGTGTAGCAGACCCAGGTTGTGGCCCCAGACTGCCCGCGTGCCATCTGGCGCGCCGTCGCCCCCGCCGGGCCAGCGTAGAGCACATCCGTGCCGTGGTAGACGTTGGCCCCGGCCAGGCAGAACACCGAGTCGATCACGGCGGGGTCTTCGAGCACGCCGATCACGCTGGCCGGCAGCGTGGCCCACGCCGCGAACGTCGCCCCGCCATCAATCGAGCGCTCTAGCGCCGTGCCCACGGCGGCCCAGACGCGCAGCGGGAGGCCCTCAGTCACGCTGAGCGCGGTGATCGTGCCGGCGAATGAGTTGATCGGCGTGGAGGCCGTGGCCAGCGCGTCCGAGGTGCCCCGCAGATAGCTGCTCCCTGCCCCATTCGTCGCCAGCAGCTGCGGCCCGCCGATCTCAGGCACCAGCGTACAGTCGCCCGTCGCCTCCACGCCCCACGTCGCCCCGCCGTCGGAGGTCACCGCCCACGCCGAGCCGAGGGCCACGCTGATCACGCGCTTGTTGACCGCCGTGGTCGCATCGCCGGCCAGCGTGACATCCTGGGTGATGCTGCCAGTTTTGCTGCTGGTATCGGTGACCGTCAGGGTGATCGACGCCGTCGCCGTGGCCGCCGAGTAGATGAACATCGCCTTGGCGCCGGTTGCCGTGTCCGCCGTGCCGGCCAGGACGGCGGTCGACGTCGTCCAAGCCCACGCGACGATCTCACCGTCGCCGAGGCTGTGTGAGCCGCTGCCATCCAAGAAGACCTCGATCACCGATGTGCCGTTGAGCGTCTCAGCGACCAGGCGCCACGCGAACGATGCCTCAGGCGGGGGGAGCGTCGTGTAGCCCTGATCGCCCGTGCCGCCGTCGAGAGTCAGCGACTGGGCGAAGTCGCCCTTCTGCAAGTCCATGCTGCTCGACAAGCTATAGATAAAGAAGCTCTTGGGGGAGCCGTAGCCGATGGGGGCGCACTCGATACCGAGGGTCATGCCGACGGCGATCCGGGGATCGGCCTTCAGCCGGCCGACGCGGATCACGTTGGGCTGGCGGCTCCAGAGCTTCAGCAGCCGCTTGGCCACGCCGGTCACTGAGGCGTTTCCTGCCTCCGACTCGTTGACGAACTCAATCAGGGCGCTGGAATACTCTAGGCTGCGATCTGCATCGCCCGTCTGCCACTCATCGTGGATCTGCGCGCCCTGGACTCCCGTGTTCGCGCCTTTGACGACCACCCGGTTTTTGACCTGGCTGGCGTCGCGCTCCCTGTCGGGCGCCCCGGTCAACAGGAAGTCTTCGCCCCAGCGTAGCGTGCGGAACGGCGAGTCCGAGGGCCGGCGCTCAAGCAGCGTGGCTTTGACCGTGCCGTCGGCGGTGGCGTAGAGCCAGTAGCCGAGGACGGCGGCGATCTCCTGGCAGGCAGCCAGCGGCGTGGTATTGCTAAATGAGACCGGGGTCAGCTGGCCCAGCTTCCACTCCGACCCGCCCCATGCGCTGCCCGACGCGGCCAGCGCTGGGATGCTCAGGCGGGTCAGTCCGGCCGCGCCGAGGAACTGCGTGATCGCGGCGCTCGCGGCCACATCGTTGAGCGGCGACGCGGCCAGATCGCTGCGCCGAATGCCAGCGAGCCAGAGCGGGTCAGCCACCTGCAGGCGCCACTGGTTTGGGTAGCTCTTCTGGAGGATCTTGGTCACGACGCCGCTGAACCCGCTGACTTCGTGGCCGTCATAGCCCCAGGTCCAACTCACCCGCGTCTCGCCCTCCACGATCGTCACCGGCGGATTACGCCCGACGACCTCACCGCTACTGGCACCTTGCCCATACGATTGCTCACGGCTAAGGCTGAGCACGTCGGCCCAGCGCGCCCCGTTGAGGCGCACCGTGGCCGTGGGCTTGCGCGATGTGGCGGCGATGCGGTCTGCGAGTGACATCGTTACTCAACCCACCCAAGCTCGCGCGCCGTGTTCTCAAGCACCGCGTAGAGCGTCGGGTCTTGCTCAAACCGGCGGCGATTCACATCCAGGCTCTGGCGCATGCCGCCTTCCTTCGTGCGCTCCCCTGCCGCCTTCCAGTCGCACAGCATCTCGATCAGGCTGAGCAGGCTCATGCCCGCGATGCCGTGATCGTGATGCTCGGGATGGTGGTCATTGGCCGCGTAATGATGCGTGATCACCGGGCGGGACTCGGCCATGACGGCGCGGTATTCGTCGGTACCGTAGCGCGCATCGGCCAGGCGTAGCTGAAGCGAGGCATAGCCGCTGCGCTCGGGCTCTTGCAGCTTGCTCTCATCGTGGTGCGCCGCCCGGATGGTGAGGTTTGAGATCGCCTCACCCATCCGGGCCTGAACCTTGGCGATGTGATCGAGGCTGTCCAGTCGCGTGCGCTCGATATCCTCGGGAGTTGCAGCAGACATAGCACCTCAGCTCAGTAGCTCAAACGTGAGATCGGCCTCATACGTCCCCGACCCATCGTGCGTGATCGGCGTGGCCTTCTTGAGCAGCGCTTGGTACGACGCGCCGCCGATGGTTTCCAGCGTGCCCGACGTGTAGCGCAGCGCGCAGAGCGCATCTCTGGCCGCTTGCGTCTCACAGCCGGCGCGGAAGCTCCACGGCTCGTGAACCACGGCGCCGAGATCCACGTAGCGGCGCGGCACGGCGGACACGTCCCCGGCGATCACGTCGGTGGTGGTCTGGAGTTCGGCGGGCCACTCGCGCGCCTGCCCGTTCGGCTCCATGCGGTAGAAGTCGGCGCCACGGAATGACCAGGTGATCACGGTGTGGGCCCTCCGACGCCGGCGCCCTGGCCCCCGCCGGGGGGCGACGTGACCAGGATGGTGGCGATCTCGCCCGCCAGGAACTCATCGATCCGCGTCTCAATCGCCGGGTAGACCACGTTGGCCAGCGTCTGGCCGTCGGCTACCAGGGAGATCGGCGCGAACTCGATGCGCAGCATGCCGCCGCTGGGCCGCTGCCCCGCCGAGGATGCCAGCGCCGCCTCGGCCTGGGCCTGCCGGGCCGCCCCCGCGCCCGCCGCCGCCGCCGCCGCGCCGGCGTCGCCAGAGAGCGCGACGCCGCCGATCATGCGCTTCCGCTCACGATCATCGGCCTTGAGCCCGGCCTGCTGCTGCGCGTCGGCGATGCTCTGCGCGGCCTGCTCGGTCTCGCGCTGGCGGCCGCGGGCGTTATCCTCGGCGGCCCGCTTCTGATCGAGCCTAAACTTTTCTTCGAGGAGCTGGGCCTCCTTAATCTGGCCGTTCGCAAGCAGGCGCTGGCGCTCTAGCTGGTAGTCCTCGGTCTTACGGCTGCTGCTGAGCGTGTAGTCCTCTTCGAGCCGCCGCAGCTTATCGTGGTGATCCTGGGTCATGGTCTCGATGCGCCGCATGGCGTCGCGCTGGGCCACGGCCTCGGCGTTGGCCGCGCCGGCCACCTTCGTGGCGGCCTTGTCGGCGCTGGTTCCCGACTTCGTGCGCTCAGAGGCCAGGGCCTGCTCGGCCTGCTTGATCTTGGTCTGCTGGTCGATATAGGCCGCAGAGCCGCGCGTGAGGTGGGTCAGCTCGGCGCGCAGCCGGGCGACGCGGGCGGCGCTGGACTCGGTGGCCTCCGTGTAGCGCAGCTGGGCGGCCGCCATGGCGTCGGTCTTCTCCTTGGCGTTCTTCGTGAGATCGCCGAGGTTGCCCAGCAGGCCCCCGCCGCCCTTCGCGCCCTCGAGCGCCGCCTTCTCGCGCAGCGCGCCGATGATCGCCAGGAGGGCGGGGTACTGCTTCTCGCCATAGACGGCGGCAAGCTGGGCGGCGGCCCAGCTTGCCGCGTCGCTGCCGGCGGCGGCGCTGCGCACGGCGGCGGCAAGCTCATCATTTTTGAGCTTCAGCACGTCGGTCTGGGCGCTGGCCGCCATCTTCGTGATCGCGTCGGCCTGCGATGCGGCGTTGGCTGCGGCGGTGGCGTCAGCTGCGGCGCGGGCGGCGTTGGCCTCGGCCTGGTAGCTGTTGGCGACTGTGGCCGAGCTGGCCCCGTCCTGCTCTGCGGCTGCGGCGTGGTCAAGCGCCGCGCGGGTTGCGGCATACTGCGCCGCGCTCAGCTCGAAGAAGCCCTGCCCCCATGGCATGCTCTCATTGGCGACGCGCAGCCGGGCGATGTAGTCCTCGTAGTCCTTCGCGCCCTGGACAAGCTCATTGGCCTGTGTCTCGCGCGTCGTCTTCGTCTGCCCGTTGCCCGCCTTATCCATGGCCGTGGTCGACGAATCAACCACGTTCAGCACCATCGTGAGCCCGCGCGCCGCCGGGGTGAAGCCCTTGGCGATCAGATCGCCGATCTTCAGCTTCAGCGAGTCAACCTTCGCCCCGGCCTCGTTGTAGGCCACGGCCTGGTCAGTGAGCCGCGCCGTCAGCGTCTCGCTGGTCACTCCCTGCTCAGCGAGCAGCCTCGTCAGGCCCGAGAGCCGATCCTGCGCACTCACGCCCTCGGCGGCCAAGGCGGCGATGGCTCCCTTGTTGAGATTGAACTGGTCAGCCAGAGACAGCGCCGCCTCTGCGCCCTTGCCGCTGAGGAACTCGCCGAGGCCGAAGAAGGCGTCGCCCGCCGACTTGCCGGGTGCCTTGGCCAGCAGCAGCTGTGTCACGCCGTTGAGCTGCCCCAGGCTCGCGCCGGTCTGGTTGGCCAGGGCCAGCACGCCCGTGAGCGGGGCGTAGTTCTCGGCCAGCGACCCGCCGAAGAGCCTCTGGTTCTGCGCCGCGATCTTTGTCAGCTCGTTATAGCGCGCCTGCGAGCCGCTGAGCTGGCGCAGCACGGCCTCGGTCTGCCGCACGCCGACGCTGTACTGCCCCGCCGCGATGCCACCCTGTACCAGCGTGTTGACGCCGAGGCCGATCCCCGCCGCGCCGAGGATGCCCTGGATTCCCTTGACCCCCTCGGCCATCTGGCCGAAGGCGCTCTTGCCCTTGCTGGCCGAGGCGTTGGCCTTATCCTGCTGCTGGCTGAGGCGCAGGGCGGCGCTGGCGGCCTGGCTCTCGGCGCGCTCCACGTTGGCCAGCTGAATAGCCGTGCGCTGCTCCTCCGTGGCCAGGCGCTGCGCGGCTAGGGCGGCTTTGTTCTGCTCTGCGGCCAGCTTCGCCGATGCGACCGCCGCCTTGTCGATACCCGGCCCGCTGCCGACGTTGATCGCGTTGGGCGCCATGCTCCTGGGCACCACCGTGGATGTGCCGCGCGGCTGCGATGCCTGCTGCGATGCCTGCGCAAGCTCCGCGTAGAGCCGCTTCGCCTCAAGGACGCTGGCGCGCAGGGGGGAGAGATCTAGTTCGTATGTCGCCTTCGCAGACCCTGCCGAGTAGTCAGCCATCAGCGCGCCTTCTTCTTGTCGGGTGGGTAGTGCGTGCCTGCCATCAGCACGGCCTGATCGAACACGTATGCGACAAGCGGATCGTCGAGTCCCACGCCGGCGATCTCATGCGGCGGGCGGTGGTACGTCGCCGCCTGGTGGTGGAGGTTGCGCAGCGCCGTCAGGCTGTGCGGGCGGGGGAGGCGGGCCAGACGGCGTGAAACGTCGGGCACGAAAGTAGCTGTGGTAGATCCACTCCACCTCTGTGAGGCTGATATCCTCCTCCCCGATCTCGCCGGCCTCTCGGTTCGGCGTCTCCGGCGCAAGCACCAGGCGCGGCGACTCGATGAGTGCCGATGCCAGGGCGTACATGCCCCTGAACTTGTTGCGGATGCGCAGGAACTTCACCTCAGGCGGCAGGAGGTCGAAGATCGTCCCGTCCTCCTCCAGGAGGTTTAGCACATCGATCATCAGCTGCGATGGCACGCTGCCGACGGTGGCCAGCATCGCGTACAGTGTCGGCCTGCGCAGGCGCACGGCGATCCCCGTGGCCAGCACGAGCACGGCGTAGGGCGGGGGTAGCACGGCGGGCGGGGCGTCGGCGGGCGCATCGGCGGGCGGAGGAAGCGTTGCCATCGCTAGGTGATCTCCCCCTCATAGTAGAAGTCCCCGTCGGCGGGCGCGCCGGTGATCGCCGCGCCGATAATGTCCTTGGTGGTGCGGACGGGCACGAAGTTGTACGAGGTGACGCCCAGCTTCGCGGCGGTGCCCATCTCGCCCGGCTTCAGCGGCGTGATCGTGCCCTGCGGAAACCAGCGGCACCACCGGACGTTGGACTCCACGCCGTCGGTGACTTTGATCGCCACGCCCTCCAGGCGCACGCCGCACGAGACGCCGCGCGCGTGGCCGCCGCCGCCGAACCCGGTGGCGTTGGTGATGCCGCCGGCCAGCGTGCCGGTGATCGCGGCCTTGCCGAAGACCGCCGCGTCCTGGCTGGCGTTCACCGCGTCGAAGTCGAGCTGCACCGACATGCCGGTGATCGACTTCTTCACGATCTCCATGTCGCCACCTTCCCACTTCTTCTCGGACACGCTGGCATCCACGCCAGCCTTGTTCGGCATGGCGAACTGATACTCGACAATGGCAGGCACCGTCTCGCCATCGCTGATCTGGATCACGGCGTGTGAGAAGCCCTCAGGGCGGTAGTAGACAACTGGCATGGCGCTAGGCCCTCCTCAGATACGTAATTTGGACGGGGCACATCAGCAGCCCGCCCAGCGATGCATCCTCTCCCTGCTGGCCGATCATGGTGACCCTGGTCTCGCCCCACGCCAGCGCGCCCAGCGGGTACGCCGCCGCTACGAGGTCGATCAGGGCGTCAATGCGGGCGTAGCCCTGCGGTGGATCGTCGTAGATCCACCAGGTGAACACCACGCCGCGCATGGCGTCCGACTGCCCCGAGATCACCCCGGCCCGCCCAACCAGGAACGGTGTTACGGGCAGCGGCTTGCGCAGCAGGTGCGCCGGGATGACGCCGGCCGCCGTGCCCGGCCCTGTCGCCGCGCGCACGGCGGCCCCGGCGGCGTCCGACTTCAGCCGGGCGTAGAGCAGGGCGCGGGCGGGGGTGAGGGCGATGGTCACTGCGCAATCCTCGCATAGCCGATGATGTCAAGGACGGCGCGCAGCTGCGCCTCTGCCGCCGCGAGGGCGCCGGCGATGCCCTCGCCCTCGGCGTAGATGCCAACGCCCTTCAGATCGATGCGGGCAAGGACGAGGCCGGACACGACGCCGGCGCCGCTATCCTTGAGGTAGCGCGGCTCCAGGCTCACTGACCCGGCGTGCTCTTCGACGATAGCCCTGACGATCCGCTGCGCCTGCTCATCGTTCACGCTATGCCCCCTTCGCCGCCCGTGCGGTCAGCTCATCGCGGAACGCGTCCAACGTCGGCCCCAAGACCGCCTTGAGCCCGGCGCGCTCCGTCTCCAGCTTCTGCTGGTAGTCGGTCGGACATGTGAAGATGACCCCCAGCGAGTGCGCCCCCATGCTCCCGTGGCTCACGGCGGCGTGCCCTGGGTTCAGCGCGTCCACCGCAGCGACGGCGCCGAGCAGCTCAGCGGAGCCGGTGCGCCCCGGCCCGACGGCGTAGGCGCGGTACCCGGCCCGCGTGGCCCCGGTCTGATCGCCGTGGGCCAGCGTGCTGCGCATCGACTCCTCGGCCTCGGTGGTCACGGCGTCGAGGCCGCGCAGCGCCTGTGCGATGACAAACGCCTCGTAGGCGTCGAGGCAGGCGTAGATCTCGGTGAGGTCGGTGGTCATGGAAGTGGCTCCAGAAGGTAGCGCACGTAGCCGACGACGCGATCCTGCGCGGCCACGCTGTAGCGCAGTCCGATATCGGACTGACTGGCGATGACATCGCCGATCGCCAGCGTCTGAGGCATGGCGGGCGGCGTGGGCAGCACGATCGCCGTGTCGCCGACGGCGTACCACTTCTTCGCGCCGACGGTCGCAGCGGGGGCGGCGCTGCTGAGCGTGGCGGGGTCTTCCTCGGCGACGTAGCCCGCCCAGACGCCGACGGGCGCCGATGTGACCGGCGCCGAGACGCCGTCCCCCGTCGCCCGCGTCACATTCCACGCGTCGCCGCCCACGCCCAGCTTGCGGGCGATGGTCAGCTCGGCGCGGGCGATGGCGCGCCACTCGCGGGTGACGGCGCTCATCGCAGTCGGCTCGCGGCGTCGCCGCCGGCGGCGATGAGGCCGATACGCGGTGTGGGCGTCGGCGACGGGCGCTGGCCCTCGGCGGCCAGCAGCTCGCGCAGCGGCTTGGCCAGCTCATCCCACGCCTTCAGCCAGTTGCTCCAGTCGATGCTCTTGCCCGAGGCCGTGATGCGCGTGGGCTGCTGCGCGAACTCGGCGTAGAACGTCGCCGCCAGCCAGGCCACGCCGCGATGCAGGCCCTCGCGATCGAGGATGGCCTGGAAGTCCTCATCGCTGCGCAGCGCGGCCTCTGGGCTCGATACATCGCAGCCGCCGAGCAGCTCCCTGGCCTTATCGAGGTCGCTGCCGCGGCTGGCGCTGTAGCTGTAGGTTGCCATCAGGTCGCCTTCCCGCCCTTCGGCGCGGGGGCGGGCGCGGGGGCGGGCGCGGCCCCTGGCTGCGTGGCCGACAGGGCATCGACCTGGGCCTGCAAGGCGGCGATCTTGGCGTGCAGGGCCTCGGCTGCGTCGGCCTTCTCGGCGTCGGTGCTGGCCAGCGCGGCCTCCGTGGGGAGCTGTGCGACCGTGCTGAGGATCTGGCCCTGGTGTAGCACGCTGCCGCCGCCGGCGATGATCTTCTCCATCTGAGCGCGGGTCATGGGCATACGAGCATCCTTTCATCGGGCCTGCTACGGCGTGACACCTAGACCAGCGCCGGCTCTGCGACCGAGATGGCGGTATCGGTGAACGTGCCAACCGTTAGGCAGGCCCCGCAACTCTTCCGGTGAAGACGCGGGAAGCCGCGAGCCACGCCCCAATACGTTACGCTCGGGCTGTTGAGATCTGGCGGAATCGTCGCGTAGGCCAGCGGCCCGCGCTGCGGCCCGCCGAGTGACCCGGCCATCGATGTCGTGGCCAGCGATGCCACCACCGACTCGGTGACGACGCCGTTCGCAAAGTCGAGACAGCTCGGGTCGTTGTCGTCGTCGGTGGCGCTGAGCACCACCTTGGCCGTGGGGAGGAAGGGCGCCGAGGTGATCGCGCCGGATGCCGACTGGCTCCAGTAGCGGGAGTCGTAGGTCTCGATCTCCATCCCGAGCACCTTCGAGGCGAGCGCGCTCATCTGATCGAGGTTCTCGGTGCCGAGGTTGCTGAAGGTGAACCCGATCGGTATCCACGTCTTCGCCTTGGCCTGGAACTCGGCGGTTGCGACCATGTAGATCAGGGCCTGGGTGCTCATCGTGGCGCGGTTGAACACCTCCCCGTAGCGCACGGCGGCCACGCGCTTGACGGTGAGAAGGTCAGAGACGGGCGTCGCCGTCGCGGGGGTGTCCCAGGTCACTGAGGGCGTCACGTTGAGGTCGGAGGGCCGGCCCCACGTCACGTTGGTCATCTTGATCCCGAGCCGGTCATAGCTCAGGCTGCCGACCATCATGGCCACGATCAGGGCCTCCATGCGCTGGCGCACGCCGAGCAGCAGCGCGTCGATCGTGCGGCTTTCCCAGTCGAGGAAGGCCACGCGATCCATCGCGCTGGCCTGGCTCGCCTGGATGGCGATCATCTGGTTCATCGTCTCTTGCGTGAGGTGGATGCCGAGCTTGAGGTTGGGCACGGCGGTGGTCTCAAACACGAACTTCCCGGCGTTGTAGGTCAGCGCCTGCGCGTCGTCTGCGACCAAATCAGCGATCTGCGCGTAGCCCTGGTAGCTGGCCATGATCTCGCCATCCGTGGCGGGGATGACCGATGTGCGATTGAGGAACTTGAGCTGCGCGGGCAGCAGGCGAGTGTCTTGCAGGGCCTGCATGATCGTGTTGATGCGGGCCGCCTGCAGGAGCTGGAGCGATGTGCTCATGATTTATGCTTTCTCGGCGGGGCAGGCCCGCCACGATGGATGATCGGCGGAAGCGGCGCTACTGGGCGTAGCGGATGCGCGGGAAGGCGGCCTCGAACGTGGCCCAGCTGGGCTGGCCCGTGCCGCCGACGCGCAGCCGGGCGCGCCACACCGTGCCGCCCTCAAGCACCCCGGTGATGTCGGTGGCCTGGCCCGCGAGCCCCGAGTCTTCAAGGATCGACTCGTTGAGGATCACGGCGTTGCCGCGCGCGACGGTGGCCCGCCCGTCGGTGGCGCCGCTGGCGTAGGGCCCCCAGAGGCCCCCGGCGCTGCCGGCGGTGGTGGTGGCCACCGTGATCGTGGCCGTCGTGCCGCTGGTGAGGTTCGTGGCGTCGCCGGTCATCTGCGCGACGTTGCCGAGGCTGCGGTCGAAGGTGGCGGTGTACGGCCCGCCCGCCGAGCCGCTCACGACGACCTTGCCCACGCCGACGTTGCTCAGCGCCTCCAGTGCGGCCTGTACTGCGGCGGCGCTGGCGTCGAAGGCGATGGCGCCCGTCGTCTGACCGCTGAGGCTCAGCGTAAACGTGCCGCCCGTGGCGGCCGCCAGCGTCACCGTCTGCACCTCGGCGACGCCCTCCCGGCAGAGGATCGTGCCGAAGGGCAGGCCCTTCTTGCCGATCTTCACGATTGTCCCGTCCTCGTAGGTCACATCGGCCCCGCTCACGGCGGCGACGGTGGACCAGTCCAGGGTGATGCCGATGGAGGCCCACTCGGGCTTGCCGTCGGCCTGAACCTGGATGATGCTGCCGGCCGTGCCGACAACCTGACGTCCGTATGACATAGGAGGCTCCTTTGTGGCGATGCCTTGCGGCGATCGGCGATGGCTGCGGCGGCTACTTCGTGCGTGCGCCGTTGCGCTGCGTGGCGTAGGCGCGGGCGTGGGCGTCGGCCTCCTTGATCAGCGCGGCGCTGTCGCCGGACGCGGGCGTCTCGGTGAGGTTGGGCAGGCCAAGGGCTGGCCCGTCGGGCGGGGCGGGCGGCGCCACCAGGCCGTGGGCGGGGCGGGCGGCGAAGGCGGCGGCCAGGAGGTCGGTGCGCTTCTCGCCGGCGCGCGGGCTGGCCACGTCGTCGTCGGCAACGACGGCGTACAGGGCAACCCAGGCGGCGCGCTCGCCGGGCAGCATCTTGCTCGACGTGATCTGGCGCTCGACGAAGCCCTCGGCCTCGGCGGCGATGCGGCTTGTGCGCTCCGATGCGAGCGCGGCGCGCAGCTGCGCATTCTCAGCGGCGGCCTTCTCGGCCTCGGCGGCGCGCGTGGGGTCTTCGGTGGTCACAGGCGACTCCTTGCCGCCACTGGCGGCGATAGCGGGCAGGGCGTAGGGGAAGGGGGCGGGGGTAGACAGCGCGGCCAGCGTGCCCTCGTAGGAGCCCAGCGCGTCGGCCATGCCGGCGGCCACGGCCGCCGCGCCCACCAGGAGCGCGCCGCGGCCGAAGGACTCGGCCACGGTGGCGACGCTCACGCCCCGGTTGCGGGCCACGTCGGCGATGAAGACCTCGGCCAGCGCGTCCACGCGGGTCTGGATGACGGCGCGCCCGGCGTCGGTCGTCGGGTCGCTGCGCTTGTGCGGCGACTGGGAGCTGACGAACTCCAGATCGCGGCTGGGCGTCTTGGCGGGATCGCGCATCACGGACACGACGCCGATGCTGCCGAGCATGGCGGTGGCGTCGGCGACGACCCGCCCGGCGGCGCTGGCCAGCCAGTAGCCGGCCGAGGCGCCGAGGTGCCCGACGTAGGCCGTGATCGGCTTGGCGTCGCGGGCCGCGTAGATCATGTCGGCCAGCTCGTGCATGCCGTTGATCTCGCCGCCCGGGCTATCGATGTGCAGCACGATGGACCTCACCGCCGGGTCATCGAGCGCGGCGGTGAGGTCCTGGGCTAGGGTCTCCACCGTCACGCCGCCTGAGATCATGGTGAAGAAGTCGGCGTAGCGGAAGATCGGCCCGATCACGGGGATCGTGGCCACGCCGTCGCGCACGGTTACATCGCGGGCGTTGTTCAGCGGGCGGCCCAGCCGGCGCTCCACCGCCTCGATCGGGTCGCTCTCGCGCAGGGCGATGGCGACGAACAGATCGAGGTAGTCCTGGGTCATGGCCCAGTCGAGCGAGGTGATCGTCGTGTAGGCCCTGAGGGCGGGCGATGTGGTCAAAGCGGGGCCTCCTCCTCATCATCCTCTTCGTCGCCGGCGGGCTGCCCTGGCTGGGCAGGCATCGGGGCGGGGTCTGCGGCGGGCGTCGTGGTCGGCTGCATCGTGCCCGCCACGCCGGCCATGCGCGGCGGCAGGTTGAGCAGCTCATCCACCTCCGGGAGCTGCGACCCGTCGAAGTAGCCGGCCCGCTGAAGCTGCGCCGCCGCCGCCCACAGCGCCGGCAGGTTCTGCGTCTCGGCGTCGCCCAGCGTGGCGCGTGGGGTGAGCCGGCGCTTATCGGCGCCCGCGTTGGCCTCCACGATGCCGGTGAGGATGTCGCGGAAGGCCATGCGGCACACGGAGCGCTTGGCCTGTCGCACGATGGTCTCTAGGATCGTCTCATGGATGCTGCCCTGCGCCCGCGTCCCAAACGACGCCTCCTCCGTGGCCAGGGTCTGGTAGAGGATGCCCTTCGCCGCCTGCTTGTCAAAGAACTCAAAGCCGCTGAGGAAGGCCCCGCCCTCCCCCGTGCTCCAGAGCATGTTCAGCTCGGAGCCGAACGGGCGGGC